CATTACGGAGATAAAGTGGTGATATTTGAAAAAGGTAGCAAAGGAGATTTGGTGAGATGGGGAGATTCACTTGTGTATCTAGTTGTAGAAAATATATCAATCGCAGTTGACGCAAGAGAGATCGGAAAGTTTCTTGAAATTGATACAAGAAGAAAAATCAAAGATAAAGACAAGTATCGTTTTGGAAACTATTACTTTTACACGCCAAAGATTGTAAGTAAAAAAGGTGCTTAAAAATCAGTACCATGCAACGTTGTAATTTAAGTAACATTGGTAAATCACTGAATTGAACTATATACGCATTGTATAACGCTCTGATTGAGATTTATGTATGTCAGTTTCATGCAACTTAAGGTTACTTCCGTTACATGCAAAACACAGATAATGAGGGGAGAAATATGAGCGACTTCACAGATAAAGAACGGGATCAAATAGAACGGTTCAAGATTGGATATCGCATCATGTGCTATAAGCAGGATGAAATTGCTGAACTGAAGAATCAGATTGAAGTGATCAACACGGAAATGCAGAACATCAGATCAACTTCACGCTTTGATGTTCCGGCTGGCAAGGTATCATCCAGGGAAGTGAACAATGACGCACGCATGGCTGCACTGATTCAGAAAAAGCAGGCCATGGAAAAGGTTAACCTGCCAAGGATCCAAGACAAAGAAAGATTCATTGATATGATGGATGAATCCAGGATGGTTCCAATGATGCCGGATTGGTGTAAGTATCTGCTGAAGCGCGTATATCATGATGGAGCAACCTTCGAGGAAGTTTCTGCTGAAAGAGAGGATTGTCACTTCACCAGAATGCATCTTCAAAGGAAACTAGGAAAAGAGATCCTGGAAGTCATGAATAAATGATTTCTGTTGAGAATGTTACTCAGAACACTGGAAAACCGTGATATTTTATTAACGTAGAAGTGGGCATAAAGCCAAAAAACACTTCGGAAGCCGGCTAAACATATTCCCGTATGTAAATCCCCCACGGATTGAGCTGGCGCAAAATCAAAAGAGCGCAGCCAGATGGTTGCGCTTTTCTTATGAGGTGAAATATGAAGTGCACAAGGTGTCATAAAGAAATGGTCAGAAAAGAATCTTCGGACGGAACGTTCTTCTGGATCTGCCCAAGGTGCCAGAGAACAATTGCCAGGTCGGATGCTGCAGAGAATCCGGATCCGGAGTTTGACATGACCGGAGTGAATGTTGAGGTGATTGAGAATGAAACTACTCAAAATTAATGATATCTATGTAAATCCAGAGCAGATTGTCACGATCAATGCTAAAACCGGCTATATGAAGATGTCCAACGGCATTACATTCCAGCTGGATGAGAATTCAATCAATCAGATCATTGTCTATATTTCCAGCGGCACTCTTGAATCTGATGTTGAGACTGCAAAGAAGATGATGTCTCAGTTCAAGGAAAATGGGCTGCTGGATTCTGCTGCACTTACAAAATTAGGGAAGTTCTTAAAAAAGATCGGGTGATATGAATGGAAGCAAAGACGAAACCGAAGGTAAAGCCAAAGGCTAAGAGAGGAAGAAAGCAGACTTACAATTGCGCTGAAGGCACTGCAAGAGTGATTGACAATTACTTCAAAGACTGTGACAAGCGAGATGCTCCATATACAATGGCCGGGCTCGCTGCATGGCTTCATATAGACAGGTCAACTCTTATTAACTACGGAAAGAAAGCGCAATTTTCCGCTCTTATAAGGGATGCGAAGGCTAGAGTAAATGCTCAGATTGAGGAGCGTATGATGTCTGGTGACGTTCCGCCTGGATCTGCAACGTTTCTTCTGAAGAACAACTATGGATATGTAGACAAGATGGAAGTGAAGCAGGATTTGAATGCAACAACTAAATTATCCGTCGAGAAATTTTTTGAGGAAGACAAGCAGGATGCATGATCACAATCAAAGAAACAATCGAACGCTACTTCCAGATTGCAGATAAAAAAGGACGGATACATCCTTTAAAACTGAATGAAGCGCAGCAGAAGGTATATGAGATATTCAGAGAAGCGTACAACAGCGATAAACCAGTAAGACTGATTATCTTAAAAGCTCGTCAGGAAGGTATATCAACACTGATTGAAGCGATTATGACTGAACTGGCCATTACGCATCACAACAGAAATGCTCTGATCGTTGCGCATGATTCTGATTCAACCTCAAAGATTTACAAGATGACAAAGCTGTACTATGACAAACTGCCTCCAGAGATACAGCCAATGCATAAGTACAACAACACAAGGGAACTGACATTTGATAACCCTTCTGATGATCCAGAAGAGAAAGCAAATAACCCTGGATTGAATTCTTCTATTAGAGTATCGACGGCCGGTTCAAGTGGGATCGGCCGTGGATCCACGTTGCAGTATTGCCATCTATCTGAGTTGGCATTCTGGGATGATCGGGCGCTGTCTGAACTGACTGGCATCTTTCAGACGGTGCCTTCGGATCCCAGAACTATGATTGCAATCGAGTCTACAGCAAACGGATACAATCATTTCAAACAGCTTTGGGATGACGCAGTAGAAGGAAGATCTGATTACACGCCAATATTTCTGCCTTGGTTCTTAATGCAGGAATACAGAATGCCGTATGATGGAACTCCATTAACTGAAGAAGAAATCGCACTGAAAAAGACGTTTTCTTTGGACAATGACCAGATTGCCTGGCGAAGGTATAAAATCCGCAATGACTGCCACAACGATATCAATGCATTCAGGCAGGAATATCCGAGCACACCAGAGGAAGCATTCATTCTTTCTGGAAGCCCGATATTCAATGTTGAGGAGATTCTAAAGGCTTCTCTTCATGCATTTGTGGTAAAGCGCAAAGGAATCTTCAGATACACTGAGAAAACATCTGGAGAGGACGCCGGCCGGCCGCAGGGACTGTATTTTGCGGAGGATCCAAATGGACCAGTGAGCATTTATCAGGATCCGAAAAAAGGTCACTCTTACTGCATTGGATCCGATACTGCCGGAGACGGCTCAGATTACTTTGTGTCTTATGTGATTGACTGCAATACTGGATCAATTGCCGCAAAGTATCGCTGTCAGACTGATGAACCTTTGTTCGTTCGTCAGGAATACTGCCTTGGCAAGTTCTATCACAACGCTTTACTGGCGATAGAGACGAACTTTTCCAGTTACCCTACTCTGAAACTGCAGGAGTACGGTTATCTGAATATGTATGTACGAGAAGTGCAGGACACTTATCAGGAGAAGTACACAAAGAGATTCGGATTCAAAACTACAGCAATTACAAGGCCGCTGATTATATCAAATCTGCAGGATCTGGCCAGAGACAGCATTGAGAGCATTAAAGACAAGGACCTGCTGCAGGAGATGCTCAGTTTCGTAAAAGAGAACGGAAAACCGCAGGCAGCGCCCGGAATGCATGATGACTGTGTAATGGCTGCAGCAATCGGCTATTGGTGTAAATCCCAGGTAGTGATCCAGACAGCAAAGAAAACAGAAGAGAATCAAGACGATAAGCCGGCTGATGATATCAACGGCTTTTTAAATTATGGAGGATAGTATGACAGTTCTGCTGGTTGCTTTGTTCAGCGCATTGAGCGTGATTATTGGATATTACATTGGATACAAATATGCAGAAAAGAAGAATGCTCTGACCAAATCTGAAAAGAAAGCGCTGGATGGGTTCGTAAGTCTCATGAACTATGACGGATCATATAAGGGAGAAACTCATGAAAATTAAACTGGATCCAGAACAGATCTTCCAGGAATACGAAGATGGTAAGACCTATAACAACACAATCGAGCTGGATACCAATGTAGAGAAGAATGAGCGCTTCTTTATTGGAGATCAATGGGCCGGAGTAAATGCTCCAAATCTGATGAAACCGGTATTCAACTTGGTCAAGAGAGTGACCACTTATTTTGTGGCCATGATGGTAACGGATGATATTTCTGTCCATATTACCCCTTTCAATGATTCCAAGGAGATGACTGCTCAGGCACACATCATAGAACGTGAACTGTCAGAAGTGATCGAGAAAACAAAGCTCAAAGCAAAGACCAGAACGGCAATCAAGAACTGCTGTGTTGACGGTGATACTGATATGTTTGTCAGTTTCAATCCGGATCTGGACACTGGCATGACGTATAAGGGAGATATTGAGAATCAGATTATTGATAACACCAATATTATCTTCGGGAATCCATACTCTTCGGACGTTCAATCTCAGCCTTACATTCTGATTATCCAGAAACTGTTTACCGACCAGGTGAAGGACTATGCGGAAGAATGCGGATGCAAGAATCTGGATGATATTGTTTCTGACAATGACGCCGACTTTGTTTCCAACACTATGGCCAACAACAATGGCAGTACAGACAATCTGACGACTGTAATCACAAAGCTCTGGAAAGAGAAACGGACGGTCAAGAAGAAGGACAAATTCGGACTGGAGTACGAAGAAGAAGTAAAGACAGTGAAGTACATGAAGTGCACAAGGAAAGTGGTTATCAAGAAGAACACTGATCTTGGATACAAGCTTTACCCTGTAGCACACATGACCTGGGAGCCGGTGAAGCAGAGTTATCATGGGAGATCCCCTATCACTGGACTCATTCCAAACCAGATCTTCATTAACAAGATGTTTGCCATGTGCATGGTTTATATGACAAACATGGGATTCCCGAAGATCTTCTACGACACCAACAAACTGAAGCAGTATACCAATGACGTGACCAAGGCCAACGGAATTGCCAACATTGATCTTCTGGGAAAAGTGATTGATGCGGCGAAGGCACCGGACTTCTCAAGCCAGGTTATGGAACTGATTGATAAGACAATTTCATATACTAAAGACTTCATGGGAGCTTCGGATGCCGCGCTTGGCAATATCAATAATCCAGACAACACGTCTGCAATTGTCGCGGTCCAGCAGGCTTCGGCCGTTCCTCTGGAGATCCAGCGGCTTGCATTTTATGACTACATTGAAGATATCGTAAGAATCTGCATTGATGTCATGGCTGAGGACTACGGAACTCGAACGGTTAAGATTACTCCGCAGGAAGCAGAAGATATCGGTGCAATGGAGCCTGTATTAAATCAGTATGGCCAGGCACAAATTGACCAGAACACCAACCAGGTGATGATGCAGGCAAAGGATTCAATCGAGCTGGATAACTCTGTATTGAAGGGATCCAATTACAAGATGAATGTGGAGATTGGCCAGAGTACATACTGGAGTGAAACAACACAGATCCAGACTATGGACAATCTGTTTACGAAGGGAATTATCACGGATGCAGTAACCTATCTGGAAAGCATCCCAGACAAGTACATCCCGAATAAATCCAAGATTATTGACGAGATCAAGCAGAAACAGGAGCAGCAGGAACAGCTATCAAATCTGCAGAATATCGCGTCATCTATGGGCGTATCAAGCAATGCAAAAGCACTATTATCAGTACCCACCAATAGTTAAAGAGCGAGTCCATACGGATTCGCTTTTTATATGCGGTTACCATGCCGCAGAGGAGATTCATACATGAACGAAGAGATGGCAAACCAGCAGACCTCGGAAGCAACAGAAGATTCTTATGATTTCGGTGATGTAGAGCAAACCAGCGATACTAACACAGAAAATCAGGAATCCGACACCAACAGTGAAGCGGAACCGGAACAGGATGCGGCGGCATCTGGAGATGGAGACGCGGAAAAAGCCAGCAATGATGAACAGAAAGAAGGATCTTCGGCGGAAGAGCCTTTTTTGAAGATCAGATTTGATGGTGCAGATGAAAATCTGAGCAGAGATGAAGCAATCTCTTTAGCCCAGAAGGGACGCAACTACGACAAACTGAACGAACGCTATAACGCCTTAACAACGGATCCTTCGATCAAGGCAATCCGCGAACAGGCACAAAGAGCAGGTTTGAAAGTAGAAGACTACGTCCAGAGGATAAGCCAATTTCAGCAGCAGTCAGATATTCGGCAGATTGCCAAGGCTTTTAAGGAGAAATTTCCGGATACCAGTGATCAGGCTGCCACTGCTTACGCGGAGCAGGCTTATAGAGAAGCCATTAGCCAGCGTGAGACAAGAGAAAAGAACCTTCAGCAGGTCCAGGAGCAACAGAGACAGGATTCTATCAATCGCGAAATTAGCGACTTTCAGAGCAAATATCCAGATGTAGATATTGAAAATCTTCCCGCAGATGTCATTGAAGATATCAACGGCGGAGATTCTTTAATGTCTGCCTGGAGAGCTCATGAGAATAGAGAACTCAAAGCTACCCTGGCCGCGGAGCGAAAGAATGCCGCTAACCGCGCAAAGTCTGTTGGATCAGTAAATTCAAATGTTGGCAGTACTGGTGTTGATGATGAAATGGCCTACCTGATCAAAGGATTTGAAAACGACGATTAGGAGGAATTAGATCATGGCAGTCAATCTCGCCAGTAAATTAGCAGGCCCTATGGCCATGCGTTTCGCAAAGAAATCCGTTACACAGGGAAAGATGAACACTGATTGGAAATGGGATGGTGTAAAGACCATTACAATTCTGACCCCGACAACGGTTGAATTAGTAGATTACACAAGATCCGGTGACAAGCGCTATGGTGACACAAACGAAGTGCAGGATACCAAGCAGGATCTGTCTGTCACACAGGATAAGGCATTCAGTATCTCTGTTGATAATGCCAACCTGACACAGCAGGAATTCCTGAAGCAGAAGTCCAAGGTTATGAACGCTGAAATTGATGAGCGTGTCGTACCTATGATTGAAGCTTATCGTTTCAATACCTGGGCTGCTGGTGCAGGTACCTCGATTGCTGCAACGACATATGACAAAGATACGGTATATGCCGCATTTACAGCAGCTCGCAAGGTATTTGTTGATAACCTGGTTCCGTTCGGAACTGGCACTCACAATTACGCATACGTTTCCACAGAACTTTATGAACTGCTGCTCAATAACCCTCAGTTCCTCGCTGCAGACCGTCTGAACAAGGAAATGCTGGAACAGGCAGCTGTTGGCAAGTGCGCTGGATTCCAGATTATTGAGACCCCTGCACCGTTCCTCGGAGCACGTCAGGCTCTGTTTGTTAATAAGAAGTCTGTTGTATCCCCGATGCAGATTCAGAACATGTATCAGTATGATCATCCGAAGGATGTTGACGGATGGGTATGCCAGGGACACTGGCTGTTTGACGCTGGTGTTGTTGTAACATACAAGATGGGCGTTTACGAACTGAAATAATCACTGAAGGGCAGTGCTCGGACTGCCCTTCTTCTTAATTTGAAAATTAGGAGGCATATGACCGTTAAAGAATTGTACGAAATGGCGAAAAGCCTGATGTTCGAAAAGAAAACATCCAAGGACTATGACGGGTATTACATGCCTTGGATTAATAAACTGTTGATTGAAAACTTCGATTTAAACAACGCTCGAAGAGAATTCAAAGGGAAAGATCCGCTGGATACATGCCAGACAATCAAATTGGACTCAGATGTACTTGAATTCGAAGATGAAATTACGCGAGATGTTCTTCCGTATGGCCTGGCTTCAAAGTTCTTTATTGATGATGATGAATCAAAATATGACATTTTCAATACAGACTATCAGAATGCGCAGGTCAAGTATATGTGCGCGATTGAAAAACCGATTACTGATGTTTACGGTGGCGGTGATTACTGATGATTTCGCAAAAAAAGCATTCTTCAATTAGCTATAAGGTGATGGATCTTGGATCGCCTGGATATGGTGGGCTTAATATCCAGGATCTTCCATATGATCTTACCCCTGCTCAAAGCCCGAAAATGCTAAACATGATGCTGAGACACGGAGCATTCTCAAAGCGATATGGCCAGAAGGTATTTCACGCATTCGATAACGACATTGTCGCAATCGGAAAATACCGCGGAGATCTGTTTCTGCATATTGGCACAACGATTCAGAAATTTACTGTTTCTGGAACAGTGACTGAGGTATATTCGAACGAAGCATTGACCACCGATAAGGGCGTATTCATTAATTTCAATAAAATGCTCTATTACCTGAATGGAAAACAGTACATTGTCTATGACGGAGAGAGTGAAGACAAGACGTTCAAAGCAGTTGATGCTTATGCGCCGGATATCTGCATTAACCGTACGCCAGATGGAAAATCTTCTGATTTGATTGAAGATTATAACCGGCTGGGCGCAGCATTCAAGAATACATTCAATGCGGATGGAACGTCGAAGACTTATTATCTAACAGATCAAAAACTTGATAGTACTAAATGCACTGCAACTGTAAACACAACAGAAATGACAGAAGAAAATGGGTTCACTGTAAATAGAACTTCTGGTACCGTCACATTTACAACAGCTCCTTCAAAAGGGCAAAACAATGTTGTGATTACTGCATACAAGACAGAGCAGGAATACATTGATTCCATTATCAACAATAAATACTGGACAGCATTTGGCGGCCAGAATAACTCGCGTCTCTTTCTTGCTGGAAACGGTAACTCAACCTATTACTACTCTGATGTGTTTGACGCTTCTTATTTTCCGGAAAGCAATTACGCGTCTATCGGAAACGGTGAGGATGATATTACAGGCTTCGGACCGCAGTATTCTGTGATGATTGTTTTCAAGCCTACAGAGATGTTCTCTGTTACTTATGAATACACAACCGACACAAATGGAGATCAGAAGGCTTTGTTCTATTCCGGCCAGGTAAACGCTGAAATGGGATGCGACATGCCGGATTCTATCGCATATGTTGATAATCGAATTACATGGGGTTCGACACAGTGGGGAATATGCTGCCTGGTATCAACGCTGATTGTTGATGAACGAAATGTGCAGGTAATCTCCAGAAACATTAACGGCGGCAAGGACGTTTCCGGGATGCTGGATGAAGAGAATCTGAAGAATGCGGTTGCCGTCAACTACGAAGGCAAGTATATGTTGACGATTAACGGGAATGCATATGTATGGGATTATCAATATTCGCCTTATGCAATCTCCAGTTCATCAAAAACAACTACTCCTGATGTAGCTGCAAAAGCAATCTCTTGGTTTAAATGGGATAAAGTGAATTTATCATCCTGGATCATTCTTAATCGTGTTGCATATTTCTGCAATGGGAAGAATCTATGCACTTTTACGCTGGATTATAACGACTACGGGGATGCAATTCATTCATATTATCAGACACCAATGCTGCACTTCGGCGCTTACCAGTTTCTGAAGACAGTAAAAAAGGTGTTCTTTTTGGTCCGCGGTGATACGCCGACACATATTTCTATCCGATATATTACGGATGAGGATGCTGAAGGAGAAGAAGATCCGGAAGATATCATTGTTAATACGACGCTCTGGAAACAGTTCTCGTATTTTACATGGGGCTGGTCAATAGTAAAATTTGCAAAAACCTTTGCCAGGAAATGTAGCATTAAGAAAGTAAATCTTTTTGGCATACTGCTGGATAACAACGAAGTAGACAGAGATATGAGCTTGTCTGGAATTCGACTTGAGTATGCAATTGTAAAGGAGATCAAATAATGGAGCAGTTTGAGTTTAACCCGACAACTGGATACAATGACGCAAGCTCATTTCCAGATCCGGGTACTGAATCAGAAACAAGAGAACAGATCCAGAATTTGCATGATCAAACACGGGATTATATCAACAATGTATTGCTGACTGGTATTACTGGAACATCTGGAGCGGCAAATATCGGCACAGCTTCAGGGCAAACAGTTCAGGCTGCACTGGACGGTAAACCGGATTCAAGCAACATCAAGGCAATAAGACTGAATGATGATAATGCCATAGAAACATCAGCTGATGGAACAACATTTTCACCGTCTGCATCTTCAGGACACATTATCGTAGACCAGTACGGAGCACTGTATCCGCAGAGAACAAGACTGAAATTCACAAAGTCTAATATATCTGATGATGGTACTAATACAATCATTGAAGGAATCATTGGCGCGACCGGTCCTACAGGAGCAACAGGGCCGCAGGGCGTGCAGGGTGAACAGGGAATTCAGGGCGCTACAGGTCCGCAGGGTGAACAGGGCGTTCAAGGTCCTACTGGAGCTACTGGAGCAGATGGAACAAACGGCAGAGATGGTAATTCATTCGTTGTTCGTGGCCGTTTTAATACTTATGCAGAATTGACAACTGTTTATCCATCTGGAGAAGTCGGCTGGGCTTATGCAGTCGGAACGGCTGAAAGCAACGTAGTGTATAACTGGGATGTAGAAACAAGTCAGTGGGTATCACTCGGTAAACTTCAGGGCCCTACAGGTCCACAAGGGCCTCAAGGCGAGACCGGAGCAACCGGAGCGCAGGGCATTCAAGGCATTCAAGGGCCGCAAGGAATTCAGGGTACTGAAGGCGCACAAGGCCCACAGGGTGAAGTTGGCGCTACAGGTGCAGTAGGACCCGGAGTAGTCAGCGGCGGAACAGCAGACCAATTACTCGCTAAAAACTCAGCAACGAACTACGATACTAAATGGATTAATCCATCTGATCTTCCAATATCCACGGCTACACAGACTGCACTGGATACAACCAATAATCAAGTAACGCTTAATAAACAGTCTATTGCAGCTAATGCCACAGATATAACTACTCTTGAAACATATGAAATGAAGTATGTGGACGCCGTACCAATCACAGTTGCAAATATAGCTTCAAACGCAACTTATACATCTCTCCCATACAGGTCAACTTTACAGACATGGACTGGATTAACTTCTTTTTATAAACCGGATGCATCTATCGCACCGGACAATGCATACACTGATTCTTATGCTATTGAAACTGCAACAGACGGATTCTATGTATATTTTGCCAGTATGCCTACTGCAACTGTGATGTTTGACACTATCTGGATGCAGAAAGGAGTAAATGCATGATAAAAGTATTTAATAGAGGTGGCACAAACAAAAAATATATATTCAAGGATGGAACATTTAGCATAACTCCAACTACAAACAGCAATACATCTGTTGATTCTCAAGGAAGACTAAAGTTTACTCGACTATCAAAACTTGTGATTCCGTATACTGACCAAACGCAGATGGTCTATATCAAATTCACATTTGGACCAGTAACCGGATCAACTGGTGCTTACAATTCTTCAATTTTAATAGATGGAAGTAAAAAAATCACAATTAATGGAAGCAACGGAGATGAATATATAAGAGGGTTTGATATGGTGTCAGCATCATTTGGCTTTGATTTCTATTGGGCAGATAACAACTACTATAATCAAGACATTTACATTGACAAAATTTGGTCAGAAGATTCGGGGGGGGTCTAATTGAATCCCTTAAACACTTCATTCGGAAATTTCGAGGTGCTAGACATGATTAAGGTGTTTAGTAGAGTAAGCGGAGGGATAAAAGTAGACGATATATTTGTTGATGGTGTATCAAAAATAGGAACTATTTCAGGGTGGTCTGTTTCAAACAATATTTTGCAAAGTCCTTTGATTTCTTCTGCTACTTCGTCAACATGTACGTTTTCAGAAAATATATCAGTTAAAACAGGTGATGTTATTCAGATATATTTCAATTCAGCAACAAACAATGGGTATAAAAATAAATTTAATGCTTATGTAAATGGAACAAATATTTGCACTTTATCTCCAAATAATGATAGTACATTTAAAGGTTCAATCGGTGGAAACATAACATCTGATTTGTCTGGAAAATTTTCAATGGCAATAAATAATGCTAACTCTACATGGGAAATACAGGTGTTTATTAAATCGATAAAGATAATAAGAAAATTGAATTAGAGCAGAGATGCTCTATGCATGGAGCATTAATATTGAAGTGACGGGTTATAAACCCGTTTTATGTACAACTACTCATAGCTATTCTGGATCGGCTATTGCAGGAGCAGAAAATTTTAGTAATACTACATTAAGCGGGTACAGCAGTAAGGCAGGATTAACTATTTGGGCAAGAGTTCTTTACATCAAAAATTAATGGGGAAGTTGGGTAGAAAAATAAAGAGGTGATTTAATGAGATTACTGTGTTTTGGAATGAAGAATTTATCAGTATCACAGATTCCATACAATTCTGCAAAAGGATCACATTATAAGATCCCTGCTATGGATTTGTCTGGAGAGGATGCTGGAAAGGATTGCTGGAGAGCAATAGATGGTCCCTACAAAGTAGTGGCCATTTTTAATTCCAGCAAAAATGGATGCACTTACTTCTGCCCGTGCGATAGATCAGGAAGTCCTGAAATAGTCAGGCTTGCTGATGGATCTGAAGGATATGCAACAGTAAAGATGGTGCATGACGTGTCTATCAAACAAACTGTAGGACATATCTATCAGCAAAATGAGTACATCTATCAAGAAGGCACAGCAGGGTTTGCTGATGGAAACCACATACACCTGGAAGTTGCAAAAGGACTGCAGACTACACGATATGTAGAACAGGCCAGCGGAAACCAGAATTGGCTTATGCCAAGTGAAGTGAATCCAGTAAATGCATTCTATATACTGGACAGCTATACGACCATAAAGCGGACACAGGGACTGGTTTTCACGCATACAACCGTAACAAATGAAGGGAGCAATAAAGTGACAGAATTGAAGGAAGGATATCAGCTTCTGAATTATGCCGGACAGAATATGCATCTATTTAAACCATATGCAGATCTGAAGCTTGGAATGATGAGTGCAGCTGGATCCGAACCATATAAGGCAGTACAGGACATCACAAAGATAGACTGCAGCAAGTCAATCTATGCAAAGATCAATGCAAACTACTTTGAAATGAGCAGACAGGGAGAGCTTGGAACGCACTACGGAGTAGAGCAGTCATTTACCAACGATTTTGCACCAAAGCAGTCACAGTGGCTTGTATATGCATTGCACAATGACGGATCCATTGAGATCACAACTACTGACAAGTATTGGTCCAGCAAGAAGGATGTGCAGTTTGCATGCAGCCCGGCTGCAGTGTTCAACCAGGACGGACACAGAACAAGTGATGCAGTAGGAGAAGCAAAGGTCTACACGGCCAATACACAGACATTGCTTCTGGCATTTACTAAGGGCTTTGCTTTTGCAGTAGTATCAGGACGGCTAAATCTGATCCAGTGTTGGGAATGGGCAAAGACATTAGGTGCAGTCAATATGGCTGCCATGGATTCGGGCGGATCATCTCAGCTGATAGTCGGAGGAATCAAGAAAGTATATACAGGCAGAGCAATTCCAAATGTGCTCTGTTTTTATAAGGATGCAACGACTCCAGATGACGGCCAGACTGACGATAAAGATAAGAAGATAGCGGATCTTGAAACTCAGGTATCTACTCTGACAAAGAGAATCTCTGAAGCAGAGGGATATATGAATAGCGCAACTAAGGCGCTGAAGGGAGAATGATCATGGCAAAAAAGAAGAAGGGTGGAAGAAAAGGAGGGAAAGGATGCTGATGGACTGGAAATCATGGATAAAGGCCGCTGGAGTAAGAGCAATCAAAACCGCCGCACAGACAGCGGTCGCGCTTATTGGCACTGGCGCTGTAGGATTTACGGACCTTGACTGGGTCAGAATCGCTTCCGTCGCAGGGGTCGCAGCAGTACTTTCTCTTCTGACTTCCCTTGCCGGACTTCCAGAAGTAGAAACGAAGGAGTAGACCATGATGCAGCCAGAAATTGTGGTAGGCATATTATCCCTGATTGGGACATGCACTGGATCACTGGCTGGAGTCATGGCGAGTAGCAAACTCGCCAACTACAGGATTGATCAGCTTGAAAAGAAGGTCGATAAGCACAACAACCTGATTGAGCGAATGGTCAGAGTTGAGGGATCTTCGGCGGCAGCACATGAACGCATTGATGATCTATATAAGCTTATGGACGTTCCGGATAAACGAGAAACAAGGCAAGCATGAAAGGAGGTAATTTATGGCTCAGGTAGAAGGAACATATATTGGCAATAACGCGAAACGATATACATCAAATGGGGTCACTACGGTCTATAACCCTTCGACAGCGGATCCGACATTCACGAAATATGTGAACAGCGGAACAGCAAACAAAACTACTGGAACATCCAGCGGATCTTCCGGTTCTTCGGGCTCTTCCAGTTCTTATGACAGCGGAACAACCTATCAGTCAAATCCATTTGCTGAATATCTTTCGGCATTGCAGGCTGCTAGACAGCAGGCAGTACAGAATGCAAATGCAGCATTGGATAAACAGGGTCAGGCCACAGAGCAGAAGTACAACAATCAGATTACACAGATTGGCCAGGATTATCAGACACTTAAGAATCAGTCTGAAGTCAACAAGTACAAGGCTCAGAAGTCTCTGAGAGAAGCTCTTGCCAACAGAGGTGCACTGAATTCGGGCGCTGGAAGACAGGAAAGCCTCGCTCTGCAGAACAACTATGGCAATGCGCTGAACAAGATCGGTATGAGCGAGCAGAACGAAATCAACGACGTTCGTACAGCAATCAACCAGCTCTATGCAGATATTGCCACAAAGAAGGCCGAGAACGAAGCCAACGTGAACAGTGACGTTGGATCAATTCTCAGCAGCATTATGGGGAGCAGCTATAACTATTCTCCATCTACATCTTCTTATTACGCGACGGCAAACAATGCCGCACAGGATGCAGGCGGAAACTTTGGAAGCAATGTAGGAAGCTCTTCTCAGAACAACAATTTTTTAACAAATGCAGCAGCAACCGCAGCAGCGAATGGATCCACCAATAAGGCAGATTATTATTGGGAACTCATGAATGAAGGCAAGATTTCATATGCCCAGTATCAGAATCTGATTTCAGGAATTGCTTAAAAACGGAGGATAGACGTATGGCTACAAAGAAAAAGAAAAAAGTACAGTATTCATATACATCTTCGGCAATCAATGCAGGTAATACGTCTTACTCCTCCAATGAGGAAAACAACAGCGGGAATACCGCTTCAAATAAAACATCCAGGAACTATTACGATATTCTGAATTCTTACAAGACCATGCAGAGCAAACCATCTGCCACAGTCACAAAGGTATCGAACAATGCATCCAAAGTAACCAAAACCAGCACTAATCTTGCGGACCAGAATAACGCGAAGCTTGAAACAAGCAACACAGGAACTTCTGCAGGAAAGTACCAGGGTGGAGGCGCAAAGGACTTTGTGTCTGGACTGGCTACAGGCGTTTCGAATATTGCCAAAGCAGGATACATCTCTAAGGCAAAGAATGATTATGATCTGGCCAAGCATTACGCTGCAGGTGGAACGAAGGAAACAATCAAGTTCAATGCTGCAGATAAAACCGGCTATAAAACAAATCCAATGAATGTCGGTGTTGGATCCACCAAGACCAGTGCTTCAAAGACAAACACAAAATCAACAAATCCCATGAACACAGGGATTACTATGCCAAAAACCAGTGCGACGAATAAGAAACTTGCTACTTCGAATGCTGCTACTGGAATTGGTGAAAGTGTTTCAGATCAGAGCAATGAAATTCACAAGCAGTACCTGGATTCTCTGCCGGAGAATGAGCAGGAAGCCATTGATGCTATGAATGACATGCTGGATAAGAAGGATTCAAACAAAGCAATCAGCTGGCTGGATCAGAAAGCGGAAGAAAACAACAGCGGATCCGATTTCTGGCTGAATGAAATTTTAAGAAATGTCGGATCCAATATTCCGACTGCCGCTGCAGGTGCTGCAGTCGGAGCACTTATTCCAGGCGGTGCCGCACCATTGCTTACTGCTAATATTGGAAATGAAGTTGTTTCTTCTGCACTTTCTGCTGCTGAAATTGCTTCACTGGGATTAATGGGCGTAGGATCCTATGGAGGATCTGCCAATGATGCATTGAATCGTGGATACAACATTGACCAGGCCAACAATTATGGTATCGCGGATGCGGCCAGTGAATTATCACAGGAATTGATTTCTCCAGGTGTTCCAGGCGTCTCAAAGGTGGATCTGCTGGGCGAAGGTGCAGAAGAAGCATTCGGTTCCATTGTCCAGCCGTTGGTTGATCAGACACTGCAGCAGAATCCAACTAACCAGCAGGAAATGGATACCATCAGTCAGGTAATCAATCCAACAAAGTGGAACTACGGTGATATGGCCAAGAGCTTTGCACAGGGCGTTGGAAGTGCTGCAATTCTGGATGCCGGAAGCAGCGTTCTGCATGGCGCGTCCCCTTCGGATGCAATCTCTGAGATGGGAGACCAGTTCAAAGAATCCGCAAAAGAGGATGTATATAAAGCACGCAAGGCAAAGAGCGATATCAGCAATTTCTTCAATAAAAACAACAATTCTGAAGTGTCAATTGATCCTGAGACTTCAGCCCGTATTACGACTGCTCAGAATCAGCTTGATTTCCTGAAGACTCTTCCAAAAGTCAATAAGACAGATACAGTTCTCAATGATATTGAGACCCTTCAGAATGATATTAATTACATGAAATATGGAGTTGAGGACTCTGGACTGTCTGGAAAGATCAGCGATAATCCGAACTATATTACGCAGATCTCACAGGTTACAACAGAAGGCATGAGAAGCAAGGATGCTTCGGTCCGCCAGGCTTCATTAGAGCAGAACACAAAAACAATTGAGCAGACTGGCCGCGAAAACGGAATCACAGAAAACAAGATCAAGAGTGTTTCCAGAATCTGCAATAAACTTGGAATTGCGGCTTCTTTTACCAACGAACTGACTACAACAGACACCAAAACAGGTAAAACCATTCAGCTTGATGGATACTACAAAAACGGAACAATTGTTTTGTCTTCTAAAGCTGCCCATCCAGCAATTACAGTATTTGCCCATGAACTGTCACACTATGCAGAAAATGGCGGTTCTTATTCAGAATATCGTTCTGCACTATGGAATGCGTATGAGGGCGGAAAACTGACCGGACATTCTGGAAAGATTGATGATGCATTGCAGTATGTATATGATCATTATCAGGATCAGACTGCAGGGAAAACAGCGGATGAATCTGCAGAATTGATTAGCAGCGAAACTACAGCAATGCTTACCCAGGATCTCTTCCAGAACGATAAGGCAATTAGCAACATTTGCAGGGATAACTATACCTTCGGCCAGCAGATCTATAACTGGATCTCTGACCAGTACCAGATGCATAAGGATCCGGATCTTTTCAACGCAAAGAAACTATTTGAGAAGTCATTATATGAATCATCACAGAATACACAAAGCACACAAAATGACGAATTAAAGGAAAAAGTTTCTGATACTGAAGTCATCACAGATACCAGCAATCCAGATTACTATAAGTTTGATAACTTAATAAAATTACCAGATATTCAAGTCAATACATATTATTCCACAACAGGTATTTCTGGAATGAAAAAGGCAGGAGAAGATAGAAAGATTTTGAGTGCGGCCGTAAAAAATGCTCAAATTAATGGAAATAGAGTTGGTGGAGAAAAAAGCATTGTAATTATAAATAAAATTGATGGAAAAACTGCTTTTGTAAATATCAAAAGTGTTGACCATTTTAAGGGTGGCGCAAATAACGCAAATAATATTGTTGCTATGGAAAATATAGCAAATCTATTAGAAAACTCTGTTCCATTACAAAAATCAACAAAGATAGAAAACAATACGCATTACATAACATATTTTGGGATTTTTGATTTTGATGGGAATGAATATATTTCAAAAATCACAGTTATTGATGGTGAAATAAGTAAAGTTGCATGTGTGGTGCATTCTGTGAATGCAAAAAGGAACCAACTAGTTGGCGGTCTTGCCAATTATGGCACGTTGCGCCCTAGCAATGGTTCCATTTGCAGTGTAGAAGATTTGTTAAAATATGTCAACAGTATCACCGAGTATAAAAATGAATTACCTAATGATGTATCAAATCATCTTAATGGTTATGACACGCAATCATCAAATTACTATATAAACAAATACTCTAAGGGACTGAATTCTTCAGATGCATTATTGCGTTCTGATGGAAGCCGCAAGGATTTAATAGCCGTACACAATCTGACTGAAGATAATCTTAATAAAGCAATGGATCTGGGTGGGCTGGCAATGCCGTCGATTGCCGTAACAAAAGACAATGTTGACCATAATGGATTTGGCAATGTTTCCTTAGTGTTTAACAAGGGCACGATTGATCCGCAGGCTTCTAAAGCAAACAAAGTGTTTGACCGTGATGCCTGGACACCGACTTATCAAAATGTTGAATATGATGTTAGCCAGGATAATCTGAACAAAGTAAAGAAGGATATAGAATCTATTCTTGGCGACGATTATTCTAAAATTGGCAATGACTCTTCACTTTTCAACGCAAATTCACTGGCAGAAAAGCTGGATGAATCAAAAGGAAACGTTATTTCTGCTCTTTCTAGCAACAATACATTGAAACTGGCATATTTAAAGGATACTGAATCAGGCACTACAGTTCCAATGAAAGACAAAAATTATAGTTCCCTGGCAGATAACAGTGAAACAATCAAACTGTCTGATGAAACATCACTTAATAACAGCCAGCTGGAAAAACTTGTTATTCCGGAGCGTGGAATTGTAAGTGAAAGTCAGAAGTCTGCCTTTAACGAATATGGCAGTAAACTGCTGCAGCGGTATTATGCAAACAAGAACTACAAAGAAGGATCTTTTGCCAATCGTTTAAAACAGCGTAAGCTTGCTGCTCTTCAGAGCGGTGATTATTCAAATGATATCTTTACCGGAGGATTTAAAGGTAGAGACGCGATTTACAATGACACTTCTGATATTGCAAAAGGAATCCTGAATTATCGCAACAATACTGTAGAACAGACTGTAGATACTTCAAAACTGAATTCTATGCTGGATGGAATTGACAACAGTGCTTACAGAGAATGGATTGGAAACAAATTCTCTGATGTCATCAGAAATAAGGGAATTGCAAAAAACAATGTTGATAGGTACAGAACAGACGGATCCAGAAAGACTTTCAACCAGACACATGATACAGAAACTCTTGAAAATGTTGTAAAGAATATGTCTGCACAGAAGAATGTGGATGGAATGTTCTCTGGGCCAACTGAGATTTCCGGAAGGACTGCTAAACAGTTCAAATCAATCCAGGACATTATCAATAACGAAAACATGATCCAAGATGATGAAAGTGGCAAGAAGACTCAGGTATCAGATCTAACTGATCTTCTCGGATCGACTATTAGAACTGCACTGGATGAAAGCAATCAGAATAGTCCAGAGCAGCTTGTCTCATTAGAAAATGTCATTCAGGAAGATCTTCCAAAAGCCAAGAGCGCTTCAAGTTTCAAACAGACATTGGCTAAATATGGATATAACGTCAGTGATGACACAATTTCCAAGTTCATGGAAGTGAAAGAGCGTTCTGGACAGCTGCCTGCAAAGTACTTTGAGGCAAAACCAAACAGAGCGGTATATTTCAACGAAGTGAATACTGCTGTAGTGCCAGATAACATCTCAAAAGATACGCTTGCGCGGCTGAAGGAAAACGGTGTTAAGACAGTTACTTATGACCATACAGACAATGAAGCAAGATCTAAAGCTGTATCCAGCATTGAGGATGCTAAGTTTTCAAGGAATCTTAATACAAAGGATATTCCTTCAGATCTCAGCAAAAATGTATCTAATTATCAGGCAATCCGCAATAAATTCATCAAGAGCATGGTTAATGAGAGCTACAATTCACAGTTTTCTGAACTGGCTGATAAAGCAGCAGAAGAATACGTCAATAATGGCAAAATCAGTGATGCAACTAAATCATTGATGATGAATTACTCTGATGACCATCTTTACGATACAACGCCTTCACAGCTTCGCTCTGCAGCCAGAAACTTCCTGAAGGACAAGTATATTACTTCGAATGCTTCTGCCAGTGATATTGCATACTGGAATCGCACTACTCCTGGGAATATTCATTTCTTAAGCGACAACACATTTAACAAGAATCCAGGTAAGTATGATAACGTTGACTGCCGGTCCGCAGATTATTTCCTGAAGGACTTTGAGGAAGCGACTGGGGCGCATTATCCGACTGACTACCAGGGAACAGCAACTGCAGATATTGCAGAGTTCATGTATAACGCAGTAAATGATCAGGATGCTACTGATTATTCTCTGGGAATGGATGAAGAACAGTTAAGATCAATCAAAGAGCAGGCAATCTCTGACTTCGAATCCGCACTTGGAACAAAGAATACAGAAAAGACAGAAAACAAGGTTATCACTCCATCTGTTAAAAACTCTGTACCGACAATTGAAAAGACTGTTAATCGAGCTGGGATCATAATGCTGGGCAATGAAGACAGCAATATGAACAATCTCTTATCGAAATGTGCTAATGAATTCATTGAAAAAGGATCTGTCTCAGATGAATCCAGACGGGCTGCGGTTGACTATGCCATTGATAATGCTGGGCAGAACTTTGTATGGCCGGAAGGGATGACGCCTGAAGCGCTGGCACATGGAGTATCTGAAGGAGAAGTGCGTGCTGTTGCTGAAGGTGACTTCAATGACTTCCTGAAAGAGATTAAGAGAAGCCAGAATGCGGCGAATAAGACGAAGGCTGATAAGAGCAAAGCTGCCAAAGTAAAAGAAAGTGCTATGGAACGCTGGAATGACGCTTCTGTAGCAATGATGGAAAATGATACTGAAGCAGGCAATGTGATCAGCCCATTCGCGTACCTGGCAGATATTGAGTATGATCCGACATTGCAGATGGATGGCCGGAAAGTGCAGCTGCCGATTGTTGAGAACAAAGCAACCGTGAAAAGCGATATGCGGAAACAGGCAGAACAGATATCTGATGATATTGCCACAATCTGCACTCAGGGAAGAAACTATGGAACAATCACCAAGACTCTTGACCAGAATATGGATGAGGTTGCCGGAGACAATGAATCTGTTAAGAAGGCAATTAAACGTACAATTCTGGATCCCTTCTATGCTGCTAAAACAGCCTATGTCAATGACATTACAAAATACCGTGATCAGATTTATAAGACTGTAGTCAAGGAATGCGGAATTACACAAGGAACAAAACTATCTGCTGCACTGCAGAACTTTGCCGAAGGCAAGACGGTCATTAAACAGGGCAACGCAGTGACATTGAAGGATTATAACCTGGATAATCTGAAGCATGATTATCCCAATGATTGGGAGAAAGTAGTCAAGGCAGAGAAGACGATCAGATCAGTTTATGATGATCTTTTCAAACAGATTAATACAGCACTGGAAAAGATCTACCCAACAGATGTATTAATGGACGAAGTAAAGAAGATCCGTCAAGGACTGGACAACCAGATCCAGGAAAAGACTGCATTAATGGAGAAACTCCAGAATGAAGGAGGACATTATGAGGAAGTAAAGAATCTTCAGTCACAGATCACACAGTTATCGAATAAATGGAACAATACAAAAGACGAAGTATTCAGAAACAAGCGTCTGACATATCGTTCCGATTACATTACGCATATTCAGGAGATCTCTTCGGCCAAAACTCTTAGAGATATTCTCAAGAGTGAGGGCCATAGCTATATTTCAAATGACCTGGCTGATATTTCTGAATGGACCAACCCAAATACCAAATGGGAATCTTTCATGCAGCATAGAAAAGCCGGAAAAGATTACACTGCGGATGCGGTGTCTGCTATTCTGGATTATCTTCCAAGGGCCGCATATAAAGCGACGATTGATCCATATACTGCATATACACGCGGATTAATCAGAGAGATTAAGGCGTCTTCCAATGAATATGAACTGGATAATACAGCATTAATCTCATATATGGCCAATTTTGCGAATGATCTTGCTGGAAAGACTAATCCTATTGACCGACTTATTACTAACTTTGGCCCGAATGGCCGGAAACTTATTCAGTTGGTAAAAAAGACCAATGGAATGGTTAAGCGCAATGCTATCTTAGGCAATATGACTTCTGCACTTGCTCAGTTCTATAACCTTCCGAATGCAATGGCAATCATGAATGATCGCGGAGGAAAAGGATCCACAGTAGACTGGGCAAAAGGATGCACTGAATACGCAGCACAGGCATTCTCTAAATCAAAGGATGCAGATCAGAGTACATTCCTTCGGGAAAGATACTTTGACGACACACTTGGAAAATTTGACCAGAATGTACTTCATTCACCGCGCAAACTGGCTACCTGGATTATGCAGGAAGGAGATGTGATTGTTGCTTATCAGACATGGTATGCAGCATATAACCAGGCACAGAGATTGGGTATTGCAGTTGAAAATCAGGTCCAGTATGCAGATGAAATCACAAGACGCGCTGTTGCCGGCCGTGGCATTGGTGAAGTCCCTCTGACTCAGAAATCAGAAATCATTAAGCTTGTTGCACCGTTCCAGGTGGAAGTAAATAACCAGTGGCAGACCATGAAGAAACTGGCCAAAAGTGGTGCGAAGGGATGGGCCAGCCTTCTTCTGATGGCAATTGCAACAAAGATGATGAATGATACCAAAAAGAAACTTACTGGTACATCCGGAACAGGATGGGATCCGATTAATGCAGCGCTTGAAGCCTATGACCAAAATAAGAGCGGCGTTGAAAACACAATCACAATGGGAGGTGCTATTGCCGGGAACACATTATCATCCATGCCATTTTCTGCTCAGGTAGTCAATGCGATTACGGGAGTGAGCTCCAATGGAACGTCAATCTTCGGAGATGAGGACCCTACTCGATACGGAACCGGCAATATGGGATTGCAGGCATTTGCAGATCCTATAGTAGATTTAGCTAAGGGAGATAATATTGACCTTGTAAAATTTGGCAGTAACTTTCTGCCTTTCGGAGGTAAACAGGCTGAACGAACAATCAAGTGGGCACAGAATGCAGGATATCTCCCGACATTGAATATTAAACGTAAAGAAGATTCATATGGATTCGAAGAGAATTGGATCAAAAAGCCTGAGGCCGGTGCATACAGCGGAGATAATCTGAAGTATGCATTTGACAACAACCTTGGCAATACGATCAAAGGTGCACTCTTCGGAACATCCGCTACGGATAAAGGAGAAGAATACAATGACGAGAATCTGAAGAAACTTGGTAATACTCCAACTGCACTATTCAAGAAACTGGTCCAGGAAGGTATGAGCAGCGGATCTGCCTATGATATTGTTCGAAACACTGGCAGATACAAGAATAAAGACCTGGATGGAATTGAGAACTCTGCAGCAGTCATTAACAGATTGGATTATGAGAATGCCGGAGTCATGGACACAATTCAAGATATGGTTGATACGGGTGATTATACCTATGGAGACTTCAATCTGAATGCCAAGGTCATGACAATGGACGATTCCGAACTGAATGAAATCGCAAAGATTGTGCAGCAGAAGACAGGTGTGGTACCTTCAACATTTGAGCAGCCAAAAGAGAAAACCAAGACAGATTATATGATTGAGGATCTCTGGGATCAGATATTCCCGAATAGCAATGTTGGCGCTGAAGGTCTTACAACTTCTACTCCAGAACCGACTGCTACACCGACACCGACGGCGACGCCGAAGGCAACTTCCAGTACGAAAACAACAAGTACATCATCTACGAAGACAACAACATCTGGAGCAAAGGCTTACTACTACTCTGATGGAAGCGAAATCAAGAACTCTTCGCAGCTTCTGGCCAGACAGCAGCTGGAAGCATCTGGACAGTGGAGCAAAGTGCTGGCAGAGATCCATACTGGCCAGGCTACCTATGACGACTATGGATTGAACAGCAAAGTAACCAATATGACGGAGGCTGCATACAAGAAGTACCTGGAAAACTGCAAGAATCTCAATGGCATGAAGAAGGGAAGCCACAACACAACAAAGAAGACCAGTACAACAAGCACAAAGAAATCTTCTACATCTTCTTCAAAGACCAGCAGTAAGAAATCCAGTTCTTCGAGCAAGACAACTACCACAGCATCCGATACAGCAAGATGGAATCTGTACAAGAAACTGATTAAATCATCTCTATCCAAGAAATCAGATCTTGCTACCCAGGTATCATCTTTGAAATCGCTGAAGAATTCACGATACAATGAGATCGTTGCTCAGCACAAAAAGAACATGAATCAGTACTCATAAAGGACAGGCTATCAGCAAACGCTGGTAGCCTTATTTTTTATGACTTTTTCGGAAAAATTAGTATTTTTTCTGGACTTTATACGCCGTCATAAGGCAAATACAGTTTTCAATTGACAACAATATTTCCGCATAATCATGGCTTATTTACCGTAACATCTCTCATAGTCATTAATACGTACAAATTGATGATATGAGTTAGCACTCACCATAAGGATTTAAAGAAAACCGCATGAATATGCGGCTTTTTTATACTTTTTGATTTTTTTCGGAAGAATTTTCGGAAGAATCTTTGTTTCTCATTCCTTCAATTGCCTTCTTTTTATCCTCCTCAGAGGATCTTGCATACTCAATACTCATTTCTGCGGACGCATGTCCCATCAGGTCCTGAATGACTCTTGGATTCTCCTTTGCGGCAAACAGATCAGAAGAGAATTTGTGCCTTAATCGATATGCATTGAATGGAATACCACATGCCTTGCTTACCAGGTGAATGTAGTTAGAGACAAAATCAATGTCATAAAGAGATCCATCCTTGTCAGAGATCAGGTACTTACGTTCCTTACATCTGGCCATGGCTTCTTTCAGATATACTTCCAGTTCTGCTGCAATCGGTACTTTTCGAACACTGGTTCGTGTCTTGGTTGGGATGATTGCTCTTGAACGGGTTTTATCACTGCCAACAGACTTGGATACAGAAATAAAACCGTTCTTAAGATCAATGTCGGATTTCGTTAATGCCATGATCTCTGCCGGCCGCATTCCCGTGTAATAGGCAATCTGCAACATATACCAGATGGACTTGCTTCTCCAGATACCAAGTTCGTCATAACTGTGATAGTCTTCCAGGGCTTCCATAAATGCATTGAAGTCTTTGTCTGTAATGGTTACGTCCTTCGGACATTTCACAACCTTGGATCTGGGAATGATTACCATGAGCGTCTTATCAACAACAGGGATTTCCATCATCTGTGCTGTTCTGAAGATCTGCTTCCAGACAGACAGCAGGTGAGAGACCATGCTGCTGGTATGGGTTTCTGCATAATCATTAATGGATTTCTGAACATGATAAGATTTGATATCACTGATTGCCGTGTTTTCGTACATTGAAATACCGTACTTATAGAAATAGTCATGCTTCTGACGTGTCTTCAGGCTGCATGGGAATAAATCGAATTTCATCTTATATAGATATCCGACTGTTGGATCATTAATAACCATTTTCCCATAGTGAAGATCAAGCAGTGCCTGGTCGCGAATTGCGCAAGCTGCTACTCTGGCGTCTTCTACAGATTCATAATCAGAGATATTAACACTGTAGTAAAACTCTTTATCCATCTCTTTGTTCTTAAATTTGACGGCTAAATAAGACAGTCTGCCATTGTAACTGTTCTCATAAATGTATTTTTCTTTTTTCATATTTTCTTAGTAATATTTTTCGATATCATCTGGATTCATGTGCCAGATCACTTTTCCAATAACTGTAAGCTGTTCTGTGTCTTTCATTATTGTTATTGGCATATGCGTTTTGTTGGTACTGTCTGGAGACAAGATGATTCTATCTCCCTGATCAATTATTCTTTTGACTGTTACAAGTCCCTGGCAGTAAGCAACGACAATCGTTCCATCTTGGAAGTGGATGCCCTCTTCGCTGGTGTTATCGACTACCACAATGGATCCATCCTCAATTACATTATTCATGGAATTCCCGTTTACCTTAAAAGCCAAAAGGTGCTTCTTCCGTCCTTGAAATTTAATTGGTACATAAACAACAGCATCCGGTTCTGCATCCAGAAGTTCATCAAAGGTTCCTGCAGACAGATTGGATGAATAATGAAGAGGAAAGTAATCATCAAAGATAAACTTGTCCATTGATAAAGGAGATAGTGCATCAGTAAATCCCATTAGTTCCTGAGGGGTTGTGCCAAGTGCATCAGCAAATGCTTGTATTTTTGATTGAGGAAGATCAACTTCTCCTGATTCAACTTTTCCAATACTGCTTCTATGTGTGTATCCGACTTTTTCGGCAAGTTCTTCCTGAGACATGCCATGCATGTGTCTTAGATACTTGATTTTTTCGTACATATCCATATGAATTACCTCTGTATACAAAACTATCATAGGCGCGAATATAATTCAATAATATTTTAACTTGTTGAAATAATGTTGACTTAAATTCGCCTCACTGCTATATTGAAAGTGCGAATTACATTCGCTATAGGAGAATGTTATGACAGATACAATCGCGCTGGAGACAGCAATACGTAAATCACGGATGACCAAGAAGGAAGTTGCTGCTCTGTTAGGACTATCAGAGCAAGGTTTTTTGCTGAAACTGAATAACAAAAACGAGTTTAAGGCAAGCGAGATAGAGCGTTTATGTTCTATGCTTTCATTACCTGATAACTCGATTTTTTTTGCAAAGTAGAGCGAATTAAATTCGCGAAAGAAGGAAGCCTATGGAAAGCATCATTGCTGATCCTTGAATCTTGAATTCATGTTTGGGGGCATCAAAAAAGATCTGTATGTTGAACCAGATCATACAGACCTTGTGATATTTGTTCATCCTGCCCGCAGCTGCAACAGATCCCCGCTGGTTTGCTGGTTTCTGTGAGATATCTGGTTATCTCTTCTTCATTGCAGCCCATCACTTAAGCGGCTCGCTTCCGCTTAAAGCCCCTAGCTGATGTGTTCGCCATGGTAAGCGAAGTGGGAACAGGGCAAATTCAGTATTGCTTTCAAAGCAATCACCTCCTCTGCCCACGGTGTACATGGGCCTGAACAAATTATACATGGATTCAAGATTCAAGGACCAGAGAAAGAAGGAAGGCTATGGAAAGCATCATTGCTGATTATTCATTTGAGAAGAGCTGCTACTACACCGGCAACACGCTCAACCTGGATAAGCATCATATCTTCAATGGAGCACTGAGAAAGTGGTCCGAAAAGAACGGGCTCTGGATCTATGTGGAGCACAACAGACACATGTATCTTCATCAGCACGATCCAGAAGAACTGATGCGACTCAAGAGAATTGCCCAGGCCGCTTATGAACAGACTCATACAAGGGAAGAATTCATGAGTCATGTGCATAAGAACTACCTGGATGACGATATGGGAGCAAGCGTTCCCTTCCTGGAACTCGGACGCTAGAAAGGAGAATACAAATGGGCAATAAGATCAGTACGTTCTACAGCGCAAAGCAATTGGCAAAAAAGCTTCACTGCTCGGAGAAACAGATTGCAAGGTTTCGCCGGAATGGGCTGCTGAAGTCAATCCGGACCAGCCATGGTTATGTGTATCGGGATTCGGACGTTGATCTCTTCTGGGACACTTACAGCGGAATGGATCTGAGCAATGATGCCAAGGTTAGAACGGCAAAATTAGTATTGCAGGCAACAAAAAAGAGTACCTCACTTTGACAGGGGAAGTACTCAGGATGGCCTTTGTAAGCCATCTCTATCTTAGAACAAAGAAATGGAGATAACAACATGAAAAATTACGACGACAGCATTACAGATCATGAGTATCACATGCTCATGGCTTGCCTGGTAATTGCCATTCCAATGGTACTGGATGCAATCATCCGGATCCAGCAATTGGCGGAAATGGTTGGTGGAAAATGAGCTCTCTAGTGACACTTTGCATCCTGAACACACTGAGTATCATTTACATCCTGTATCTGCAGTTTCGGACACTGCATCTGCAGAAAATCTATGAGAGTAAATTGAGCAATCAGAAGATTGACCAGCTGCAGCAGCAGAAACAGATTAACAAGCTTCGTAGCGACTATGACCAAATGGGAACGGATATATTCAAGCTTTGCAACGAACAGGCAATCCAGAGACAGAATATCGCTTCTATCCAGGCCAATGTGAGTCATCTGACCAACAACTACTTACTGAGAGAACGAGAATTCAATACGGAGCCTGTGTGCTCTGTGGAGGCCGCTGATGCGCAAGAACAAGTCCAGTAATACAGATAAGGTTGAGAAGCTGGCCAACATATCTGACAGGATCTATGCCCTGCTGTGCAGATCAAACCTCACTGTGGATGATTCCAGGGCAGTACTGAGAATTGTATCAAAGGAAATCAATGTCAACGCGAAGCTGGAGGCCAAATGAACGACGAACAGTATTCAAAGGTAATGTCCAATATCCATGTTCTTCTGAGACAGATTGATCCAAGATATCAAATGACTATCACGAATGAACCATGTTGGAGAGTGATTAGGATTTGCTTTAAATGGGATGGTGAAATATGCAAGTATTCATCTTGTCTTTGGGACTATAGCGAAAACAGTTTTGAAGATGAATCACTGACCTCATTAATTGAATCTCTTGCAGATATCAGAGACAAGATTATAAACACTGAGATTAAGAGAGAGCAGGAAAATAATGACGAAGATTAACGGAAGGTATTTCAAGAGATGCCTGGATTACAACAGTATCCAGATAAGAAATGGAGTGTTCTCAATCCATAGCTGGGAGTCACAGCAGTCATCTGGCATTTATCGCAATGAGAAGATCGACACTGGAAGCGATAGTCTGAGCATGTTTCTCAGCCGCAAGGACTGTGCGATTCTGTCTAACTTCGATTCCCTGGATATCACAAAGAAAGAAAACACACTGACTGCAGTATCCGGAGTTGCAAAGATCCGGCTGCAGGATGCTTCGGTTGTAGAGCAGTCACCGGATATCATGACCGGAACAAAGAGCTGCAATGTTCCGATTGATTCACTTAAGAAGGCTGCTGGATTCGTAGATTCAAAGAATATCAACAGTTCATATTCCGGAATTCTGATTGGTTCTAAAGGACTGGTTGGAACGGATTCTTCTCTTCTTTACAGATATAACAGAGAATCAGACGAAGAGAAGATGATCTCGGTAACTCCAGATATCCTCAAGATGATGGACAAGGATACCAAGTATGAACTGTATGCCAATGACAAATATGCACTGCTGAAGGCCGACGGAGAAATCATCTATTCTGCCTTGCTGGAGATGAAGAGCCAGGATGTATTCAAGGTCAATCCGGATCTTAAGGGAATGCTGAAACTGGATCCTTCGGAGCTTATCAGGCATCTGAGAATCATGGCCAGTATCTCAACCATGATGGAAATCAGCGTGATGGATTCAGAACACATCAAGGTTAAGACAGCAGGCATGGGAACAGACGAAGAAGAGAGCCGAAGATATGAGGCAGTCATTCCTGCAGAAACCAACATCAAACGATATGCCATGGCATTCTACACAAGCGGATTGATTAAGGTATTCGACGCTGTTGAGCCAAATGTCATCACATTGAATTCCAGCGTGATCAAACTCACCAACGGACCTGAATTCGCTATCTGTGCAGGACTGAGGAAGGATTCAAACGTCAATATTGAACTGGAGGAAGAACATGACTGATCAAGATATATTCTCAATGATCGGAACCAAGCCTGAAGATTTGAAGGCTGGTACAAAAGAGACAAAAACTGGTACGAACACCGAAAAGACTGGTACAGATGATACAAAAACTGATGCGAATGATGATAAAACTGGTACAAACTACAAAGCACCGTTCCATGTGTACTTCTCTGGAAGAAACCATGAAGAGCCTGGAATGTTCCAGGATGGAAGATCATATTCAGAGAAGGAAATCACCAACATCATGCTGAAGCATAGATTCTTCGAATTCAGTGGAACTGTGAAGTACGACTATGACAAGGAATCAAATACTGTAATTGCCATGTTCGAACAGCACAAAAAAGGATGATATGGATTACACGATATATGTGGTTGGCTGCGGAGGGACTGGGTCACTTCTGGCCAGAGATATTCCGAAACTGCTGGTTGGCAGTAAAGACGAACTGGTATTGATTGACGGAGACATGGTAGAGAAGAAGAACATCATCCGTCAGAGCTATCAGCAGCAGGACATTGGAGATTACAAGTCAATTGCCCTGTCAAGGAAGATCAACAGCCTGTATGGACCTGTATCAACCGCTGTAGACACTTACTTGACCAAGGATGAACTGTTCACCATTATCAAGCACAATGACACAATACCGATAATTATCGGCTGCGTAGACAATGATTCAACACGGAAGCTTCTGGAGAACACGTTCAAACGATTAAAGGATGCAGTCTACATTGATTCTGCCAACAGTGAGTATGACGGCAATGTATATGTATCCATCCGATTGAATGGAAAGAAGATCGGTAAATTGAGAAGTGAAGTCTACCGGCTCAAAAAGGACAATAAGCCAACAGACAAAAGCTGCGAGCAGCAGGCGGCAGACGGGAACATCCAGTACCTGGTAACAAACGTGAAGATGGCGTGCACGATACTGGAGCATCTTAGCAACATATTGGACAGATCTGAAAAGGATCTGGTGGGGGTAACTAAGGTTGACAGATTTGAGGAAGTATTTGTCTCCCAGGGGAATCGCTAAATCAACAGAATTGATCATTGAGATCCTGCAGAGATGCAATGATCAGAATCTGGCCAAAGCATTTATCCAGGACATGATTACAAACAAGGATGAATTCTATGACACTATGAGCGATATTACGGGAGAAGCGGTTGGAACTGCATATTTCTATGACATCTTTGATAACTGCTGCAATGTGCTGGGAAAGCGCATGAAAGAAGACTGTGTAAATCCATTGTTCTATATGTATCTGAATTGCTTTGTAAAGGCCAGAGACATTGATATTGTCAGTTATACCGGCCAGAGCATGATGATCGAAGATATGCTTCTGAATTCACACTATGGAGGAGCATTCGGAAAAGTAGTTGATCAGATATCAAAACAGGTACGGAAGTACGACGGTTTAAAACCAAAAGAAACAAACTGGAGTACTTATCACGGATTCTGCAATGATCGGGAAGCAATGTTTGATTTCTATGAATCAGATGACACATGTGCTGGTGTAATGATCATCAAGAACAACAGCCTTGGCCAGATCATCCGGCTCTTCGGAGATTCGTTCGCTTACAGTCACGGATACTATTACTCATATACATTCAGATCATATGGAGGAGAGTACATGGTTGACATATCAGAATTCGCTGGAAGTGCACAGCTGCTGCTGAGCAAGCTGAGACAATGTACCAAAGTGAAGCGAAGAATTGATTACAGCCGATTAGCAAGAATTCTGGATGATGCGTCTGATCACTCTGGATGGAGCAGCGGATTAATACCACAGTTAAGAGACACGCTCATGACAGAATCGCAGGTACTACTATGATGGAAGCAATTGTCCGGCTAAATAACAAAAGCCATGATGCGCAGATCTTAATCAATCAATCTGGCAAAGAGATATTCAAGGATATCTCAATGGATGAACTTTACAAGATTATCGGCCAGTACAGATCTAAAAAAGGAAATAGCAGAAGAGAACATATCAAACTTCTGAATCCATCTATCCTGGCCATTGGGAACGGCGTAACAGTCATCAGGCAGCCAGAGCACAAACGAATTGTTCTATATGGCAATAAGAGCTACAACATTAACTTCCCTGCTGCAATCTACTTCGTCAGACACGAAGAGACCAGAATCAATGAGATTGCAGCGTATTCATACTTCAAATGGCAGGGACTTGATACAGTCTTGTACAAATACCCTATGCCAAACATGCTATCTGGCGATTGTATATGCATGGGCAGTGCAGATCGCCAGATCAAAGATGGAATTGTTCCAGCGCTGGAACAAATCATCTATGCCTCTTATACACACGACAGCGTCG